GGTCATAAGATGGTGGTCTCCACTACCGGCTTATCTGCATCAAGAGCGATCAGATGCTTCAGCACCTTGATTTCACCGCGCAAAACCGCCGTGTTCAATTCGTCCAATCCGCCATCGTTGCGGACGCGCGCTGCGGCGAGACGCTCCTCGAAGTGCGCCTTAAGCCTCGCCCATAACGGGTGCGATTTCTCTCCGGCTGATAGTTCAAAATCTGTCATGTTGCCTGTGTTGCCTGATCGAACGCATGCCCTGGTGCAGCCCTACCTGGAGCCTGCACGGGCGGTCGCTGCTGCTGCCGCATCTGCATCTCCCTGCGGTGCTTCTGCTGCTCTCCCGCCTGGTTCTGCGCGTTCAGATCCCGCTCTGTCTTCAACTGCATAGCGGTCCGAGCCAGTTCCACCTTGGCACTATCCACGGAGATACCCCTGCGGTTGGCGTATTCCAAGAGCGCCAAATCATGCTTCATTTGCAGTTCGTGCAATTTCACGGTCGCTTCGGTCAGCGTTCGGTGCTGCTCAGCCTGAATGCGCTGCTGCTCATTCTGCACATGGCCGCCCTCGAGCGCCTGCGCCGCCTGGGCAATCCGTTCTTCGCTCTGCACCGTCTGTTGGTCGGCGGTCTGCTTCATCACGCCCAGCTTGAGTTGCGTGTCGGCGTTGATCTTTGCTGCCTCAACCTGTGGAGCACCCGGCGGCGGCTGCGCATCGATCTTCGCCTGCTCCTCCTCGGTATAGGTGAAATCATCTGGATCTAGCCGCTTCGACCGAAGCATCTGTTTGAACCACTTCTTTGGATCGCCGCCATAGGCAGGATTGGCTACGGCCTGCCCAAGCTGTCCAATGGTCTGGTCCTGAATGGCTCGTTCCACCAGCGCAATCGAGCCGTGCGCATCGATCTCAAAATCCCCCTTTTCGGAGGACGGCACATCCGGATCGAGGAGCAGCCATTCGTAGAACTGCCGCACGACCGGCTCGGTAATAAAGTCATCAAACGCATAGCCGATTGCGCGCAACAGTTGGTTAGCGTTCGTGTTCTGTAGCTGGGTAGCACCGAAAGTGTCCGGCGTCGTTTCTCCGCTTTGCCCCTGCGTCACCAGCGGGATCGAGGTCGCTTCCTCGGCAAGCTGCATTCCATACTGGATGATCTGCATCATCTGGGCGGTGACATTCGGCACCTCAAACGCAGAGAACATCGTGCGGATATCGCGACCCGCACCATCGCCGGTCGTCCACCAGATTTTATCGGGCGTCAGCATCCAGTTGCCGTCAGCAGGTATAATACTGCTGCGGTCCACCACAATCTGACTGCCAGCCGACTTGCCGGCGTTATTCAACAACGCGCGGGTGGCGGCGTTAACGATGCGCTGCACCGTCCGCAACTGCTCGGCAACGCCCATGCCGGCCCATTGCCCGCTGCGGCGCTGCCACGGCACGCTGTGGTAGGGAAAACTGCCGCTATCGAGCGGATTAATCGTCGCCCGCACCGCACGATCGTTGATTAGCGTGACGATCGCATAAACCTGCTCCTTGTCGTCGCCCGGTTCAGATTGCTGCCCCGCCGCCTCCTCTAGCACGGCGATTTCCTCGCGCTTCAGTGCTCCATAAAAATACCAGACCTCATAGCGCCCTTTCGCTCGCCGCATCTCCTTCTCAATGTCGGGGCCGCCATCGCCCCCGGTGGTGTTCCTTTTCTGCGGCCCCTCCTCGAGCACCATATCGATCTGGTCGGTGATGAAGCCAGGGATCTTCTTGAGGTCACGCACTTGGCGCGCGGATAGGTAATCGCGCTCGAAAATGTAGTCGCCGTTGTGGATGTTCTCGCCACAGCTTGGATCGGGGAAGATGTTCTCCGGATCCACCCAGATTGCCGCTGGCTTGACGCCCTCACGAATTTCAATCGTCAAGCCGCCGCCATCCTCGACTGCAGCGATCTCCCGGCTGGGTTTCGGATACGGTGCCTTGATGACGCCGACGCCGATGCGTGCCGCGTCATGAATGACCTTGCGCATCTGTGCTGGCCACTGACAGCCTACCATCCAGCCGTAGATGCGTTCCTCGGCTGCCTTCGCCTTCGTACGCGCAATCTCGATTTTTTCGAGGGCAAAATCGGCGACGGTAAGCGGAACCTGCGGCGGCGGTGCTGGCTGGCCCGGCGTTGCCGCGGCTGGCTGGGGTCCGGCTCCTGCGGCCGAAGCGGCTGGCGCCGGGGCTGGCACACCTGAAGCAGCATAAGTAGACCCGGGAGCCACTGGAGCCGCAGGCATCCCCTGACCAACTGCGGGCGGCATTTCGCCCGGTTGCATGGGGCGCGTCAAGGGTACGCCCAGCCCCTCGTGGAAGACCTGGCTGTTGTCCTCCTTGGCGCGGATCAGTTCAGGCACCGGCATCTCGGAGAACGAGAACGCCTTGTCGTCCGGCGGCAGGAGGATCTCGGATAGCTTCGCCGCGCCTGCATCAACGTAGCGGGCGGTCAGCCTGACGAATGCCGTCGAACGATGATCAGCCTTGGCCGGCCCGCGGCCAGTGGTCACCGGGCCGTCGCTCGACATCGGCTTAGCCCACCGCGCATGCTGGAATTCATGCCGGTTGGCGTCGTCAATGCCGATGTAAGCCTCTTCTGCCTCCTGCCATGTGGTTTCGATACCGGAGTTCTTGCGGGCGGCCTTCGCCTCGTCCCGTTTCTCCGCAATCGCCAGTCCGATCTGGTCGAGCGTCGTCGCGTCCTCGGCGATGTGGGGAGCAATCATCTCCCGCACGTCGTCTGGTAGGTCAGCGAGGATCGAGCCCTGATCGGCCATCTATGAGCACATTCCTATGTCCGCCGTATTTTGCCGCGCGTAATAGGAAAATTCATGTTCCGCGCGGTTCCGCGCGGTTAGACCGGCACCAGCAGCGCCGACACAATCAGGCCCTTTGCCGCCCCGACCGTGCCCCCAATGGTGAACGACAACCGGTCCCCAGCCGCGAGCGTGATATCGGCGATGGTTGAGGACATCACTCCAGCCACGCGCGTGTTGCTGACCGCCATGGCGAGCGCCCCCGTGCAAACCGCAGTGCCGCCACCGGGCGCGTCAGTCGTGTGCTCCTTGGTGAAGGTGAAGGTTTCGCTCGTCCCGAACGTGGCTTCGTTCACGCTGACCCCATGCACGCGATAGGCGCGGTTGGCCTGGAAGAACGTCACTACCTTGCCGGTCGCCGGAATTGCCGCATCAGCAAGACCGCTCGTCCAGCAAGCCTCAAAGATGCCCGCCGCTGAATTCACCAGCAGCTCACCCGGCGTGCCCGTCGAAACCGCAGCGCCCGGGACGATATTAACATTGCCACCGCTCGCCGTGCCACCCGCGCCCGCGCCACCGTTGAGGCGCAAGGCCGAGCCGTTGCCCGCGGTTGCGCCGCCGACACCGATTGTGACCGTGCCCGCCACGCCGGTCGCGCCCGCAGCTCCGGAAGTGATGGTGATGGCGCCGCCCGCGCCGGTCCCAACACCCGCGCCGCCGATCAGAGAGGCTGCGCCGCCCGTGCCGTTCGTCCCGGCAGCCGCGCCGCCGGTAGAGCTTACCGCGCCACCATTGCCGGTGGCTCCGCTGTTGCCCCCAGTGCCACCAGCGACCGCTACAGCGCCGCCAGCGCCCGTCCCGTTTCCGGCTCCGCCGGTTACCGCCACAGCACCGCCAGCGACGTTCGTGGCGCCCCCGGCGCCGCCGACAATCGCTGCGGTGCCAGCCGCCCCAGAGCCATTTCCGGCGCCGCCGGTAACGCTGATGAGGCCGCCGGCCTGATTGGTATCGCCGGCTCCGCCAGCGAGCACGAGCACCCCGCCGGCATCGCTCGCGCCGGGCTGACCCTTGACGGCATTCGGGGTAATGACGGTGGCTGCTGTACTCGCCATGGGATTATCCTTTGGTGATTGGTTGGGGAAACCTCTGTCTGAAGAGGCTACGCCGGGAAGGCGATGACGCGGACCTCGGCTTGGACGCTCACGCCGGAGGGGTCCGTTACCGTCCAGGGTGAGTAGATAAGATCGCTCGCGCTGATGGCGTTGCCGCCATCCAGAGAAAGCAACATGGCACCGGTGCTATGATAGCGCGTGTAAGGCGCCTCGCTCAGCCGATAGGTCGCGTTTATGTCAGCCAGCATCGCTGCCGTTGGCGCCGCTATCTGGGCCGCTGTTAGGTCGATCGGTGTCCAGATACCGTCTGGCCCGTCACTTGGATTTCTCAGTCCGACAGGCGAACCGGTTCTGGGATCTACCAACAGCCGAAGCCGCGGGATGATCTGACCGCCCGTCAAGAACGGCGTCACCGTCGAGTAGAACGACCGGAAGAATGGAATGGCCATTTGTCGATTATCCTCGTTTTAGGTGCCGGGTGCCCGCACGTAAGAAACACGAAATCCCGTGCAAGTAATCGATCCGGCTGATGCGCCCGTGTTATTTTTCGCCGTTACCACAAGAAATGTGGGAACGGTGTCCACTTGGCCATAGGTTACATTGAAGCTGTTCTGTGCTACGGTCGTGATAATGCCGAAGCCAGCCAGCCACTGCACATTGGCAGCACTTTTGACAACCCGTCCCGTGAGGAACCACTCGATGCCGGCTGCTGAATTAGTAGTCGTAAGCACCATCACCTGACCATCGAGACCAGTCAGGCCACCAAAGCGCAGCCAGACGTTTTTGCTGTCAGTGGTGGCTGCCATTGTGCCCCATGCCTCTGCCTCCAGCGCATCTCCAGCATTGAGTAACTGGTTAGCAAAGATCGGAGCGGACTTAAGGACTTCTTCATTAGCCGTCGCGCTGATAGCTGACGAGCCAATATCCACGTAAAGTTGCACTTTATCGTCCTCCGCCGCTTGCGCGGCTGTTGGCTGCGGAGCCGCTAGGTTCGATGTCGCAATCGTCTGGTAGTCGATCAAGGCAATTGTGGTGCTGGATAGGTGGACGCTATCGTTTCCGGCTACCGGCGAATTTTGAGCACCAAACGCCGTATTCGGATCGAGAGTCTGAAATACGGGGGCGCCAATTCCCTCTAGAAACTCAGTGACGTTGAAGGGGAATGAATCGCCCACCGGAGCCGTGGCACTTATCGACACCGCACAATGCGCCACGAAGCGCGGAGCCGAAGTGTCGATCACAAAAGTCCCGTTGATAGA